CTGTTGGCATTTTTTTACAGATACCCCCATATTGGTAATTTCTAGCAAGTAACCGGCTGAACTGACAGTATTTGGCAAACGGCAAGCTGAATTGGCAGTATTTGGCATATAACTGGTAAAATATGTGTTAATAAATTGTTTACAAAATGTTCACAGAATGTTCATAGTTTGTTCACACATGGGGCCGTTAGGTGTGGTATACTGTGAGTGCAGGGAGAGGGAAAGGACTCCCGGAGAGTAACAGGGTCAGACGGCTGGTAAAGCCTGTAATACAGGAACTACCATTCAGGTGGTTAGCATCGCTATGGATTAAATTAGAAAGAGGTAAAATTATGGTAACACTGTACACAAGCGGAAAACAGGTAGAAATCACCTATACTAATGGAGATAGTGCACCCTTTGAGCATATTGCAGGCATAGGCTATCGCCCAGGCAAGTTGCTTATTATATGGGATGATTACACCATGAAACAGGTTGACAACCCGGCGGATATTTATAAACATATCTCTTGCCCTCTCCTGTTTGATATTGATATTGAATAAGGGGCATTGCCCCGGTTAATGTAGCCTTTGCCCGTCACAAGCCGGGATGAAAAATACAGAGTGGCCGTTCACCTTAAATAGAATTGAATTGAAAAAAGGAGAATTACAATGAACACCAACGAAATCATCACCGCCAACAGCAACTACATTACTCGCACATTTGGCGATACCCTTGTAAAGTTCACTAGAACTGCCCTTAAGGTTGAGAATGGCAAGCCTACAATGTTTACAGAGTCTATCGCTACTCAGTTTAAGGGAAAAATGACTGTTGAGCAGGCAACCGAAAAACTCAACAAGGCTAACCCCGGTTGTGTTATCATTGTAGAGAGTTGCGACTATATTGAAGAGTTACGCGGTATGCTTGTTAGCGACTTCCTGAAATACAGTGTTCCGGTGCAGCGCCCGGCAAGTCAGACTAAAGAAAGCGGTGAGGGCTAATGCCCTCTCCCGCTTAATAATTAATAATTTCGATAAAGGAGAATAAATATGAAACCCACTAAAGAATACATTGCTAATGCCCATGCTAAAGGCTGTTATGTAGACCGTTCCGATGGTACTATCTACCCCGCCACCCCCCGCACCACCTTTTTTAATGCTATCGATGGCTTAACCATCACCCGCCATGAGCGCCTTAATTATTGTCAGGCTGATATTTGCTATTGTGATTATAGTGAGTTCTTTAAGTGTTACCCCATCCTCCTCCGTAGCTACTCTACTTTTGTAGCAATTTATATCCCCTCCACAGATCGCTTATTTATATTCGATTATTACAGCAACACCACTACCCAACACATTGCAAAGTTTAGAGTATGGTTAAGGAATCACTATTACAGAGTGCTTAGCTTCCCCATCTATCGTAGGGTTAGAGATAAGAAAGGTTCTCATATTGAGTATGAGCCATTCATCCCATTTGTGAACGAATAAGGAGGTTAATCAAAATGCTATACGATACCATAATCCCGGCTATTGGTTTTCTTATCATAGTATTCGCAATCTATGCATATGGGAGGAACACATGACTAACTTTAACTATCTCCGCTGGTCCATTGAGAACATGAAAAGAGGGGTTTATTCCCCTCTTTCGGTTGAGAAAATCCTTGCTAAAACCCATCACCTATACACCAAAGGCAACCTTACTGTTAAAGAATATCGTTGGCTGCTAATGGAATGTGAATCTTTACTTAGGAGTGATTAAAATGATTATATCAACAGATATAAAACCCTGTACCATTTGCGACTTCTCATTTAATGATTGTCACCCTGACTACACCCTTGAGGGGATGGCATGTTGCAAATATTGTAGAATTGGCACTGTACCGTTCGCTTGGACACAGGTTAAAGAGTGCAATCCACTCTCCTGTATTCGTAAAGACTGCAATCATGCGTAAGGAGGTGAGATTATGACTGTATGTTCTATGAAATCCAATAAAGGATTTGCGCTTGGCTATAAGTTCGGCTTTAATGGCAGACTTAATGCTCAACAGGTTAATGTTGACAGTGACGGTTCAGGGTTCTTCATTTATTCTGTCGGCTTTTCTGAGTTCGTTCCTGCAAGCAAGATGAAGCGTTACAGCTTTATCGAATCCCTTGAAACAGGCCACCGTCTGTATAACATTAAAGGCCAGTGGATTGGAGGAGATTAAAATGAAAGTTTTAGTAGCATGTGAAGAAAGTCAAGCAGTATGTAAAGCATTTCGGGAACTCGGCCATGAAGCATACTCTTGTGACATTGAGCCATGTTCTGGAGGGCATCCCGAATGGCATTTTCAACAAGATGTTATTCCACTCCCACAACAAAACTGGGATTTAATCATTGCCCATCCGCCGTGCACTTATTTAACTGTAACAGGGAATCGCTGGTTTAATGTTGAGAAATATGGTGATAAGGCATTAAAAAGAATGAATGACCGTGAAGATGCAGTAAAATTTTTTATGACTTTTGCTATTGCTGAATGTGAACGAATTGCCATTGAAAATCCAGTTGGTATTATTAGTTCAAGGTGGCGGAAGCCTGACCAGATTATTCAGCCGTATGAGAAGAAAACTTGTTTATGGTTAAAGGGGCTGCCTTACTTACGGCCAACGAATATTGTTGAACCAGAACCAAGAGAATATTTTAATAGCGGTAAATCCATGCCAAGTTGGTATGCCGATGCCTGGAGATTACCACCAAAAGAGCGGACAAAAATGCGCAGTAAGACATTTCCTGGAATAGCAAAGGCTATGGCCGAACAGTGGGGAGGGTGACTATGATTCTGACCCACAATCCCACAATCCTTATCCTGCTCATCTGTGCTGGCATCCTATGCATCGTCTGCTTAATCTGGATAGGAATAATCGCTCTTGCCCAAAAGCTGTACGCCCACCTGATGAGCCGTAAACGGCGAAACAGAGAGGATTAAACCTCTCTGTCGTGGGATTAACCAACAGCATATTACAACAAAACTTTAATTAACAAAGGAGATTATTTCAAATGGCTATGATTACCCGCACTATCGTTAAGGACACCACCATCACTTTCCGCACCGTTATTGACGGCGAAGTTTCTGACCCTCAGTACATCAGGGTTGATGGCATGGTTGGAAACCCCGCTGCTATCATTAAGAAGCAGCTCGGCCTGAAGAAAACCGACAGCGTTATCATTGATGCTTTTGATGAGGATTCTGCCCTGTTCGGCTGCACTGTTGAGGAGTTCCTTTCCGTGGCTCACATGATTGAGAAGTAAGTTCGCCCATTAACATCATTTAATTAAAGGAGATTATCACATGAATAACACCGTACTGACTGACCTTAACAATGCTGAGTCCTACTGCTCCATTAAGGGCGATAGCCGTGAAGCTCTCGTGGCTATGTATAACGCAATTAACAGTCCTGACCACAAGCTGTCTGACTTTGTCGGAAAGAAGCTGAACATTAAGGACATTTCCATCGAGCGTGTTGAGAACATGAATGAAGAAACTGGTGAGATGGCTGCCAACGCTCGTGTAGTTCTCATTGACGAGAACGGTGAAAGCTATACCTGTGTTTCTTCCGGCATCTACTCTGCCATTAAAAAGCTGGTTGCCGTATTTGGTGAGCCTACTTGGGAGCCTGCCCTGCCTGTTGAGGTTCAGAACCTTAGCACCAAGAAAGGGCGTAAGACCATGACCCTGAAAGCTATCTGAAGATAGTAAAGACAAATAAGTAAAACAAAGCCCCTGTGTCAATCCCACCGCAGGGGCTATTTCATCTCTAAGGAGGAAATTATGAAATATAGTGAGAAATTTGATAGATTGTGTACATTGATAATGGGTTGCGCACAGAATTACGCTCCATCCAGTATTGAATTTAGGACTTTAGCTGGCCTATATGTCAATCTAAAGGATATGGAAAAACATTATCGTGCGGCTTGGAATAGTCTAAAGGATGAAACCGAGATTATTATGAAAGTAAATCATGGAGCCAAGGGCGAGATTGCATCCACAATGTTAGAACTTATCAATATTATTGACGAGGAGGGTGAGGACAATGATTAAAACCGGCATTGATATTAGCTATGCCAACAACACCTATTCCAAGATAGACTTTAAGCAGGTTAAAGCAGCCACCGACTTTTGTATCATTCGTGTAGGCTATCGTGGTTACGGTGACGGTACTCTTAAAGAGGATGGTTGGTGGAAGTACAACCTTAACGGTTGCATTGAAAGAGGTATTCCATTTGGTGTTTACTTCTTTACGCAAGCAATCACAGAGGAAGAAGCCAAAGAGGAAGCCTTGTTCACTCTCGAAAGGGTTAGAGGGTTAGAGGTTGACTATCCTATTTATATCGACACCGAGGAAAGTGGCCACAGGCAGAACCTTGGTAGAGCAGATAACCTTGACCCTATCACACGCACAGCTTGCGTTAAAGCATTTTGTGAAACGATTGAGGAAGCAGGTTATTATGCTGGGATTTACTGCTCCGAAGCGTGGATGAATAATAAGCTGATAAAAGCAAATCTTAAAGCGCATGATTTTTGGATTGCCAACTGGAACAGAAAACCTGTTATACCCTGCGGTATGTGGCAGTATGGTGCTAAGGGACTGTGTAATGGTATAAAGGGCTTTGTAGATGTAAACAAGAGCTTCAAAGATTATCCTGCCATTATGAAGAACAATAACCTTAACGGCTACACCGCTGGTGAGAATGTATGGCAAGTCACCATTTGGGGTTTGACTGATGAAGAATATGACGAGGTTTGTCAGTGGCTTAAAGAAAAAGATTTTCCGCACGATGATAAGAAAGTAAGGGAGGAATAATCCATGGCTATCTCCGAAGCCGAAAGAGCCAGACTTCAAAGCAAGATTAAAGAGCGCAACAAGATGGCAAGATGGATTAACACAAACCTGAATCCTACTTCCAAGATAAGAAATATCAATCCTGCTGAAACCGTAAGTAAGCTAATGACACAGGACGATGCGGATTCATTGGAGCGTTCACTCGATGCTTTTATGGAAGCACCGAGAGAGTTAAGCTATCGAAACAGAGCTTCCTATTCCATGAATGAACAGGCAGAGCTTATGGTTCTTGGCAATGAAAGTGAACGCAGGGGCAGAGAAAAACTTGAGGAAGTTAAAGAGTGGATAAGCGATAAGGGCGTAACCATGGGCGGTAATGTATCTAATGTTGACCCGATTCAATGGATGGATAAATTCAGCGAGAGGGTTTATACATACAAAGACCCTGACCGATTCCGTAGCCAGTATGATTATGATAAATGGAAAGATAAGATGTACGCTAAGGCTCTTAATCTTGATGACATGGAATGGATGGAAAAATACAAGAAAACATATGTTAAAACCTTTGAGCGAAATGTGGTTAAAGAAATTGATAAGGATATTAAAGGTTCAGCAAGGCGAAAAGAAGCCGAAGATATTTTGGAAGCTCTTAAACAGCTCTCTCCGGAGGAATTTCAGTACGCTTATTACACTGACCTGTTAGGTGATATTTCTTTCCTTTATCCTGACAAAACAACTGACGCAGAATATGGGGTTGTGATTGGAGTTAAAGATGTGTTTGGTATTAGCTTCTGAAATACACAGCCGACTTTGAAACCACAACAGATAAAGAGGATTGTAGAGTGTGGGCATATGCTCTTTGTGAGATAGGGGGTGACTTTAACACTACGGTTGGGAACTCCATTGACGATATGTTTGATAGAATATCCTCAGCCAATAACACACTGTACTTTCACAACCTCAAGTTTGATGGTGAGTTTATAATATATTGGCTGTTCCGTAACGGTTACACCTTTGTTAAAGATGCTAAAGAGTTAGAAGAAAAGACTTTTACTACTCTTATTAGTAACATGAATGTGTTTTATACTATCACTATCTGTCACAAGAAAAGCGGGAGGAATAAAATCTGTACTAAGATAATAGACAGCTTAAAGATTATTCCATTTAGTGTAGAGGAAATAGCCAAGAGCTTCAAACTGCCTATCTCTAAACTTGAAATTGACTATAAAGCTAAGCGTGAGGTTGGTCATATTTTAACAGAGCAGGAAACCGAATACATTAAGAACGATGTACGCATACTTGCTATGGCTCTTAGCACAATGTTTGGTGAGGGGTTGACAAAGATTACTCAAGGCTCTAATGCTCTTGCGGACTATAAGAAAATCATGGGTGGGGAATTAAAGTTCAGATATAAGTTCCCTGCCGTTAGTGAGGATGATGATGTTATTATCCGTAAGGCATATAGAGGAGGATTTACCTATTGTAACCCAAGGTTCCAAGGAAAGAAGTTAGGTAAAATTTCTGTTTTTGATGTAAACAGCCTTTATCCATCACAGATGTATAGCAGACCTTTGCCATATGATACACCTGTAAGGTTTGAGGGCAAGTATGAGAGCAATCCTGTTTATCCTCTTTATGTTCAAAGACTTAGATGCGAGTTTAAGGTTAAGAAAGGCATGCTGCCTACCATTCAGCTAAAGAACACTCTTGGATTTATTCCAAACGAGTATATCACAGACACGAAAGGCGAAGATGTTATTCTTACTTTGACAAGTGTAGACCTTGAATTGCTGTTCACTCACTATGATGTATATGTATACGAATATCTTGGTGGTTATATGTTCAAGTCCAAAACAGGAATGTTCACAGAGTATATCGACAAGTGGATTAAGGTAAAGCAGGAAGCGACCATAGAGGGTAACGCTGGTATGCGCACACTTGCTAAGCTGATGCTTAACGCTCTTTACGGAAAGTTCGGATTAAAGATAAGCTGCCGTTCCAAGATACCATACTACGAGGGCGATAAGGTTATCTACCGTGACGGTGAACCGGAGAAGCGTGAGCCTGTTTATATTCCGATGGCTTGCTATATCACAGCATGGGCGAGATACACTACTATCACAGCAGCGCAGAAAGTATATGACAGATTTATCTATGCTGACACTGACAGCTTACACTTAATCGGTCACGAGATACCTGAGAATCTTGATGTTGACCCTGTTAAATTGGGCGCTTGGGATTATGAAATGCAAGCAGATGAAGCAGTATTTATTAGACAGAAAACCTACATGGAACACCCCTGTGGAAAGAGCGCAGAGGAATTTAAGAAAAAAGACCCGGAGAAATATGCTGAAAGTAACGGTTGGAAAATTACTTGTGCAGGTATGCCGAAAGGCTGCTATAAATATGTAACCCCGGATAACTTTAAGATAGGCTCCTCTTTTGCTGGCAAACTTATGCATGAGCGTGTCAGGGGTGGCGTAGTATTAACAGACAAAGAGTTCACTATTAAGCCGAAATAAAATTTGCCAATTATCGAACTTGATTTTTTATGGGAAAGTTGTATAATAGAATTAGGAGCAGGGGTGGTGTATGAGTACCAGTGCCGGACAGCAATCGGGTGAAACCGACCGGTGCGGTTGGGTTTGCTACCTTGCTTATGCACTCCCTGTTTCCACCATAAGAAAGGAACAGTTATGTATTATAATATAGATAGTGCTTTATCGTACAACGCATTATTCACAATGGTAATGGGTGGCCGGGGTATTGGTAAAACTTACTCCGCAAAGAAAAGGGTCATTAAGAATTTTTTGACCAAGGGCGAACAGTTCGTATACCTACGCAGGTACAAGACAGAGTTAAAGAAGTCTGTACCTACATTCTTTGCAGATGTTGCTAAAGAGTTCCCTGACCACCAATTTAAGGCTACGGCAAAAGGGCTGTACATTGACGAACAGCTTGCAGGATTCTGCATGACACTCTCAACACAGATTGTAGAGAAGTCAACAGCTTATCCCGGAGTGACCCTAATCCTATTTGAGGAATTTCTTATTGACCCATCTTCCTCTTATCACTATTTAAGGAATGAAGTTGAAACTTTCCTTGAAGCGTACTCCACCGTAGCAAGAGATAGAGATGTAAAGGCTCTCTTTCTTGCTAATAATGTTTCGCTTTATAATCCCTACTTTCTCTATTTTGGCTTGCAGCTTATTGGAGAACAGACAGTGGCTAAAGCTAAAGGTGGAGATGTTATTCTTCTTAAAGTAAGCAGCGAAGAATTTGCTAACCATATGGCACAGACAAGGTTCGGAAAAATTATAGCAGGAACTTCTTACGGTGAATATGCAATAGGGAATGTAGCCCTTAGAGATTCTAATGAGTTCTTGGAAAGAAAACAAGGTACAGCTTACTATTATTTTGGATTCTTCTTTAACGGAGAATTTTACGGAGTATGGCGAGATGATAAGGTGGGGCTGATGTATTGTTCAGAGGACTATGACCCATCTTATCCATTAAAGTACACATTGAGCATGGCAGACCACACACCAAATACGCTTATGGTTAAGTCAGTTCGCAACCAACCTGTATGGCGGTTAGCCACTGTCCTTTTTCAACAAGGAAAAATGAGGTTCGAAACTGGCAAGGCCAAGGCTGCATGGGTGGGAGTTATGAAAATGCTTAATGAGATAAAGGTTTAAGGAGGTATAAAGTATGGATTGGACTCAACTGACAAGTCTAATTTCCAACATTGGCTTCCCGGCTGTTGTCTGTATTCTGCTGTTGAAAAACAATCAGGAGCAGGCTAATGTCATCAGGGATAACACGAAAGTGATGCAGTCCCTTGCTGACAAGATTGACAGTATTCTGCACAAAGGAGGTGAATAATAATGCCTAGACTTACCCCGGATGAACACGAAGCCTATATGCACACCATTATGGATATGTATGAGAATCCTGACGATGGTGCTGAAATGATTACCCGGCTGCGTGATGATTATAGCGCAAGCATGGAGGTTATTGATGGCGTACCGCAGGCAGAGTACGATGAACTGAACGGCAGGTATAATACCTTGCGTGAGCAGTACATTAACAGATTCTTTGGTGGCAACGCTGACCTTATGGAAGCTAAGGACAAACAGAGCGAGGACATTAAAGATGATGAAGCAGGTAAACAGCTCACCTATGAAGAAGTAGCTGAATCTTACACTGGAAAGGATGAATGATTATGGGAAATGGTGTTAATGTTCTGAATGTAATTCGTCAGAACGCTACTGCTGTATATCAGGATAGAATCCCTGAAGCTACCGCAGAGAATCTACATGAAGTTGGTGATGCTATTCTCACCTACGAAGCACAGGCTAATGAGTTCGTCAATGCGCTGGTTAATCGTATCGGCCTTGTTATCCTGAACAACCGTATGGCAACTAACCCTCTTGCTGCGCTGAAAAAGGGCAGACTGGCGGTTGGTGAAACCATCGAGGAAATTTACATTGATGTAATTAAGGCGCAGACCTATGACCCCAGAGCTGCACAGGACACCCTGTTTAAGCGCCACCTGCCCAATGTTCTCTCCGTGTTCCACTCCGTGAACAGTGAGCTGAACTATCCGCTGACCATTTCCAATGAGCAGCTTCGCAAGGCGTTCCTGTCCTATGACAGCCTTGACCGCTTCATTGCTGGACTGGTTGACAGCATGTATAAATCCGCTACTCTGGATGAGTTCATCCTGATGAAGCAGTTGATTTCCGAGTATGGAGAGGGTGGCCGGTTCATTGTTGAGCCTATCACCGCTGTTACCGATGCTGCGACCGCTCGTGAGGCAATGATTAAGATTAAGGCCGTGTCCGATGGCATGACCATCTTCAACAACGCCATGAACTACGCTGGTGTATGGACTTCTACTCCCAAGGAAGACCAGTACCTCATTACAACTCCCGACTTCAACGCTCGTATGGATGTAGATGTGCTAGCTGCTGCGTTCCATATGGATAAGGCGGAGTTCGCTGGTCATGTTATCGTTGTTGACAATATCGGCGACCTTGCTGACAATGGTATTGAGGCTATCTTGGTAGACAAGAACTGGTATCAGGTTTATGACTACCTCCGCACTTTTAAGACCGCTTACAACGGCGAGGGCCTTTACTGGAATTACTTCTACCATGTGTGGACTGTATATTCCCTGTCCCCGTTCTCCAACGCTGTGGCGTTCGGCAGCACTACCGCTACCGTGACCAATCTGACCGTAACTCCTGCTACTGCCACTGTTAAGGCTGGCGGCTCTGTCCAGCTTGAAACTGCCGTAACCGGTGCAGGCAATCCTACCTCCAAGTGTACCTTTGCTATCTCTGGTGCCACTGACCCCGAAACCACTGTGTCCTCCATGGGCCGTGTGATTCTGGGTAGTCTGGAAAAGGGCAGCGAGGGCACCGGCAAGAATCAGATTACTGTCACCGCTACCTCGGTCCAGGACACTTCCAAGACCGCTACCTGTACTATCACTGTTGGTTAATCCCAAGCCGGGGTGGGCTAATCACCTGCCCCGGCAATTCTCTTAAAGGAGGGAAATTAAATGGCTACTCCCAATACGATTGTAAAATTGTATAGCGGGATTCCTGCTGACCCTACTTATCAGAATGTTCTGCAATGGGACACAGTGGAGGAACAGGCGGCGTTTTTTGCGAATCACACACCAATTGTTACCTATACGGACTTTCTGCCGTTTGATAACAGTCGGCCAATGCGTGTAAAGCTGGCGTATGAACAGTGCTATAATATCAATTATGTGGCCTATCAAAATCACCGTTTCGGGAATAAATGGTTTTATGCTTTTGTTACCAATGTTGAGTATGCTTCTCCCGAAAGCACAAACCTTTATCTTGAGGTTGATATCTGGGCCACTTGGCAATTTGACCTTACTTTCAACAAAAGCTATGTGGAGCGGGAGTGCGTAAGCAATGATGCCATTGGCGCTAACACAGTGCCGGAGGATTTGGAACTCGGCCCGTATGTAGCAACGAAAACTTCTTCAAGACCTTTTACTGATTTACAGCTATTTGCACAAGTTACAGAAGTTGTAGAGGAAGCTACCGTACTTGCACCAATGACCCCGCAAAAACTTGGTGGGCTTCCGCAAACAGTGTATACATATAACTTTGGATTTCTTTCTACACTGAACTTTAATTCCGTACAAGAATTTATTGACGCATATGCTAAAGCTGGTAAAAGTGACGCTATAATTTCTTTTTATCTGTCCCCGCATATTGGTACAATAGGAGCAAATGTTGCTTCTGAAATTCATGCTCCTGCTGCAAGAACATTATCCATTGTGCCGAGAAACAACAAGCTATACACTTACCCCTATTGTGCGTTATCTATACATACTATAACTAACGCTAATGTGCTTCGATATGAATTGTTTTCCAAAGCCCCCACCTTAAAAATTGAGCTGGCTTTTGGTGCAAACCCTACGGCTGCAATAACTCCTTTAAGCTATGAGGGTATGGAATACAATGTGAAATATCAAGTATCTGCCGGCGGTTTTCCTCTTTTACCGTGGGTAAGGGACTACTATCAGAACTGGCTTGCACAGAATAAAGCAGCTCAAGTTGTTGGTGCTGTACAAGGAGTTGTTGGTGGTGCTGCCACAGGCGCTCTTGCTGCTGCTAAAATTGCTGCTGGAAGTGCTGCTGGCGCTGCTGCGGGAGGTCTAACTGGTGCTGCTGTTCTTGGCACAGCTGCTTTGCCTGTTGCTGCTGCGATAGCAATACCTGTTGCGCTTGCTGTTGGTAAAACCTTAACTGCTATGTACCATGCACAGGTAATGCCTGATACTTTAAGCGGTAGTGCTGCTGCTGCTGATGTAAATAGTGCTTCTGGTGCAAATGGGGTGTATACAGAATGTATGGCTATTCGCCCTGAATATGCAAGAATTATAGATGACTATTTTTCGATGTATGGTTATGCTGTACATAGGGCTAAAGACATTGAACTACATTCTCGGACTAATTGGAATTACATTAAAACTATTGGATGTAATGTCATTGGCGAATGTCCTGCTCCTGTGCTGGCAACGATTAAAGGTATCTTCGACAACGGCGTAACCCTCTGGCACAGCGGTACATTTAATTACGGCACCCTTGCGAATCCAATCATTTCTTGAAAGGAGGTAAAGCATGGGAAAGAATAAACCTTTTATTCCTCTAAAGAATGAAAGCAACTCGGCGCTATTCTCCAACTCTATCTTGGATTCCCTCTATCGTGGTAGGCTGCATGAACTTGCTATGGCACGATTCAAATGGGAGAATCTTCCCCAAGAGATTGATGAGCGGTTCTTGGAAATGACCCTTAACGAATATGCCATGGGTGCTTTCTTCTTTGATGAGGTTGCACAGCGTTATGTGTTCCTGCCGGCCATGATTAACGGTGACTACAATATCTATAATGACCCCATTCAATACAGAGTATGGGCTATCAATGGGTATCAGCAGGAGCTGACGATGGAGAACTCTGTCATAGTTTACAATAACATGATTAAATCTCCTACATTCCCTTGGCTGGACTACTACGCTGAACAGCTTTATGACATTGACCAAGCAAGGCGGGTTAATATTCTTGCACAGAAAACTCCGGTGCTGTTTAAGGGTACGGATAAGCAAAGGCTCACCCTTAAAAACATTTGGTTGAAGTACGCAGGAAATGAACCGTTTATGATGGTTGATGAAAGCGTTGATAAGGATAGCTTTACGGTTCTCAAAACTGATGCTCCTTGGTTGGGTGAAGAACTCACGCAAATGCGTCGACACATTATGGGTGAGATTATGATTTACCTTGGCTATGAAACGCAGGAAGCCACACAAAAGAGTGAGCGTGTTCTTGCGGGTGAGGTTAGAGCAGCGCAGAGTGAAAGCATGAGTTATAGATATAGCCCTCTACTCATGCGCAGACAGGCGGCTGAAAAAATCAACAATATGTTCGGCCTTAACATTGAGGTTAACTTCCGTCAGCCTACCTCTACGCTGGTTGATATGGATGACCCATTCACGCAGTATCAGATGGAAACCTTGAAGTCTACACAGAGTTTTACAACAGAGCCGTTTAATGTGGAGAAAGAGGGTGAGGGTAATGAGTAAATATACGACCGAACTGCGGTACATTATCGAAAGCGGTTATAAACTTAAAGCCCTTACCTCTTATCCTATCTTTGACGAGAATTACCGTTCGGTGCTGAATCAGTATATCCTTAATCACTTTTGGATGAGGGAGATAGGGTTTGAAACTGCTGGCGAATTTGACCTTTATCTCGGTAACACGCTTAACGAGATTATGCCGTATTATAACGGTATGTTCAAAATGGCCATGAGCGAAATAGACCCTCTCACAAACTATAAGTATAAGGAAACGCTGGATAAGTCCGATGTGGGTACTACGAGTTCCAACTCTAACACTAACGGTAACAGCAAATCGGTTGAAAGCACCCCGGCTGATGGCCTTGTGCAGATGAACGAGATAGAGAACAATGTATACGCTTCTTCTGCTACGCTTAACAACAATACGGTTAATGCAAACGGCACTGTGGATAGCAAGACCGAAACGGATTATGTTAAGCTGGTCAGCGGTTATAATGGGGTCAGTGTAGGCAAACTGTATGACGAATATCGTAGATATGTGGTCAGCGTTGTGCGTTTGCTGATGAACGATAAAGACCTAAATCATTGTTTCTTGGGGGTGTATTAAATGATTACTCCATTGCCCTATTGGAACTTTAACCCTGTGTTGCCTACGGTTTTCGACGATAGCTTGTCGTACCTTGAGATGGTTAGCAAGCTGTATAAGAAGCTGGAGGAAACAATCGAAGAGGTTAATGCAATCGACCAAGAAGCTATCCAGCAAGCCCTTGACAATATGCGTAACGAGATTGCACAATTTGAAGCGCAAGTGCAGGAGCAGTACAATAAGCTGGATGGCAAATATCAGGAGCTTTACAACGAGCTTAATCAAAGTATCATTGACCTTGCTGATACCACCGCTGCATCTCTTGAGGAGATGGACACTAAGATTCATAACCTTGGCGAAAGCCTTAAGGATATTATGGATTTGAAAATCAGCGAAAACAATGAGTATATCTTCGAGAGTATCGCTTCTGAAATAATCGGCATTAAGGTGCTTAACTATTTTACTGGCGAAAAGGTAACAGTTCAGGAAATGTTTGACTATCTTGCACAGCTCCATGCTACGGATGGTATTACGGTTACTGAACTTATCACTCGTCAGAAAACTGTTAATGCTCTTATTGCTCTCAAGTTCACATACAGCCAGCTTGCCATGAATGGTAAGAATATCATTGTATAAGGAGGTAATGTATTATGACTAATACACCTAATTATCAGCTTAAAAAGGTTGAGGGTACTGACCTCTTTAACCCGCTCACTCAAATTAACCCCAACTGGGACGAAATCGACGAAGCGATGAAAGCTAATCAGGGCGCAGGTATTACAAGCGCAACCCACAATAAGTCCGGCACTCTGCATGCTATCGTGCGTGCCACCGCTGGTGTTCCTGTTCTGCGCTTTACCGCTACTGGTGACTTCCGTACCGGCGATACCTTTACGGTTGATGGGCAGAGTGTTACTGCGAGATTGCCTGACGGTACTTCCCTGCCGGATTATGCATTCCGAATTAACTCTAATATCATCGCTATTCAAGCTGGTGGTATACTGACCATTGTCACCAACGGCGCAAGCGTTGACCTTGAGGGGTATATGGAAACCTCTGACTATGTGGGTTCGGGCGCTACTGGTAAGGTTCGTGCTGCGGAGGTTGCGGATAGTGCCACTACTGCTACGAGTGCCAACAATGCAAGTAACCTGAATGGACAGCCTGCAAGTTACTATGCAAAGGCTTCCGACCTTGCTCCCCTCATTCAGAATATTACGGCAATCCAGGTGGTGAGTGCGCTGCCCACTAATCCTGTGGCGACTACGCTCTACCTCGTAACGGAATAAATTTAAGGGATGGTGGGTGGGAACGGAGGATAAGTCTATGATTGATAACATACAAAAAGCAATCGATATGTTGAACGATGCAAAGGCTCTTTCTATCCTCGATGATTGTGGGCGTGGGATGGTTAGCCCTGCGGAAGCGCATATGTACTTTGCTATTAAGGAAGCTGTTAAGTTGATGGAGATGGAGGTTAAGGTGTAATGGAGCAAAAGACGAGAAAGGTTCTCTCTAACCTGCATGACGATATGATTGATGCACTAATGAAGTGCAAAGATTTAGATGAGTTGAAAGCGAAAATGAGAAGTATGCTTATCTCGATTAACATTCTGTTGGTCGAAAATAGAAATAGTAAGCGATAAGGAGGTATCTAAATGAGTATTTCAAAAGGTGGTCAGAGTGTTAAGCCGTATGTTGGGAGTAAGGAGATGCAGGAAGCGTATGTAGGAAATCAGCTTGTTTATAGGGCTACACCGCCGTATCTTTATTTCTTTCTTGGTGGTGAAAATAACTATATATTAAACAGTATTGATTTGCGTGAAAATGCAATTGCCAAACCTGATGGTTCTAATGTGTTCAATATAATGGATAGATATACTCTAACAAATGACCGATGGGGTTATGTTGATGTAAAAGACTTAAACCAGTATATCGGTAGAACAATCACCGTTATCTTGAAACCCTCCCCTGAAATACTTTCGCAAAATGCTCATGTTATATTTAGATTTGTAGGTGCATATTCATCTATTATATCAAAATATGACCAGTATCCTAAATTCGGTAGTGACTATGCATCATACAGCTATGTAATACCTGCTGATACTTCGAAATTAGAAATAATCGCAGCATCGGCAAGTGTAAACTGGATTGCGTATATCGATACTATAAGACTTGAGCCTGAAACTTAAATTAACACCCCGCCTAATAAGCGGGGTTTTCTTTTTGGGGTTAAAAGGTAAATTATGGTAAGTTGGATGACCGACTAATTTACTCATAATAGATTGGACGACCAACCTATTTACTCGACTGGAAAAAACAAGAAAAAAATGCCAACAGCA